CGGCTTCCTGCGCGGTGTGATCATCGTGGCCCCGATCCGCGTGATCCGACTGGTTTGGCGTCAAGAGGCTGCGAAGTGGGAGCACACCAAGCACATCAAGTTCAGCATGGTCACGGGCACCAAAGATCAGCGCACCCGCGCTCTCTTACGGCCCGCTGACATCTACATGATCAATTACGAAAACCTTGGCTGGCTTTCGGAAACCTTACAGACCTATTTTGTGAAGAAGGATCGCCCGATGCCGTTCAACGGAATCGTGTGGGACGAAATCAGCAAGATGAAAAACTCGGCCACCAACCGAGTCAAGGCATTCAAGAAGATCGCTGACAAGTTCGACTGGACCACGGGCCTCACGGGAACCCCTGCTAGCAACGGCTACAAAGACCTACACGGCCAGTTTCTCGTAGTGGATAGGGGTGTGCGCCTTGGCACATCGAAGACGGCCTTTCGCACGCGGTTCTACAAGAAGGTGGGTCCGTACAAAGAGGTGCCCTACGAAGACACCGAAGACACGATCAAAAAGCTGATCGGGGACATCACGCTTGAGATGAGCGCCGAGGACTACAACCCGCTGCCTGACTTGATGGTCAACAACATCGAGATCGAGATGCCTGACGATCTGCGGGCCAAGTACGAAAAGATGGAACGTGAGTTCTTCTTGGTGCTTGACAGCGGCAAAGAGGTCGAGGCGTTCAACCAAGCCTCGCTGACCAACAAGTGTCTCCAGTTCGCCAACGGGGCCATGTACCCCATCGCTGGCATGCCCCTGTGGGAACCGATCCACGACTTGAAACTTGACGCCCTCGAAGAGATTCTCGACGAAGCCCAAGGCTCACCGGTGCTGTGCGCCTACGCGTACCGCAGCGATGCAGCGCGGATCATGGAAAAGTTTAAACAACTCGACCCAATCAACCTGACCGAATGCAAAAGTGAGTCATCGCTCACCAACGCCATGCACCGCTGGAAGACGGGCGACTGTTCCCTGATGATCGGCCACCCCGCATCGATGGGTCACGGGATCGATGGCTTGCAAAAGAACGGTCACATTCTTGTGTGGTACGGGCTGAACTGGTCACTTGACCTGTATGAGCAGTTCAACGCCCGCGTGCGCCGTCAGGGTCAAGGGGTGCCGGTGATCTGTCACCGCATCATGTGCCAAGCCACCTTGGACCAAGCGCAGGCGCTGGCCCTCGATGAAAAAGCCACCACGCAAGCGGGGTTACGTAACGCAGTTAAACAATATCGTCAATCAAAAGGAGTCTGAAATGAAAAGCAAATGGATACCACCTCACGGCACAAAACTCACGTTGCCTTACATTGGCGTCAACGACCCACGCTTCGTGTGGACTAGCGGCGCAGACGTGCAAGCAACATGGCGCAAATACGGCTGGACGCCACCGAGTGAGAACATGACACCCCCACCCCCTGAAAAGACGATTGAAGCGCCAGCATTCAACGTTGTGAGGTTCAAGTGAAGACAACGATCAAACGGATTCGTGAGTTGTTGTTGCAAAACCCTGATGGGATGACAATTTTAGAAATCTGCGCCGAGTTGGACCTTGAGTACGACAACACCGCCAAGCGGTTAAAGAACGCCTACGGGTGCTATATCGACCGTTGGGCACCTTCTGACAACAAAGGTCCAATGGTTCAGGTGTGGTGCTGTGTCCCTGTGCCCGAGCATTGCCCGCGCCCAGACAAAAAGAAACCACCGAAGCCTGTGGCCGAGGTGGTTCCGTATGTGCCTGACAAAACAAAGTGGGTCAAAGTGCCCGCATGGTCAAACGAAGGGGCGAGTGCCTAACTTGTCGATGATGAGTTTGGACATCTTGGGCACATCGCCAGCATTCGTGGGAATAGCGATGTGCGTCCAACGATCAAACTCGCGGATGATTTGTTGGTACGCCAGACCGCTGGCGATGACGGCACGCACCACCTCGTCAGGGGTCATGCCGGGCACTCGAATGTCGGCGGCACAACCACGGCGGTGATCGCTAGTGTTCTTGCTACCGACTGCAGTGTTCACGGCTTCTGAGCGAAATGCGCTGTTGACCATGATGGGCTTGCCACCCAACACCTTTTTGACTTCTTCTAGAAAGTTGGCCAATCGGGTCAAGTTGGCCACAGCGTTCACGGTGACCTCTTTACCATCGATGACGCACTTTTCGTGCTCGGTTGGCGTGTTGTCCAACTCGCGGTGGTCGGTGTGGGTCAGTTCTTCAAAGGTAAAGTGTTCACTCAGTTGTGTCATTTTGTGGTTCCTCAGAGATGTCGTTCAATTTGATCGCGGCCAACCAGCCAATGAAACCACCGATGATGGTAGAGAAAGCGGGGGCGATGATCGGGAAAATGTCTTTGTTGTCGATCACGCTGTTGGGCATGAACAAGCCACCCAGTAAACAGAATGTCATTGACAGGATGACGAAGCACAACGTGTACGCCATCAATTGCGCGATGTGAATGATTTCTTTTTGAAACTCAGTCATCTTCATTTTTTTGTTCCCATCTTGTCTGCGATTTTCTCAGCCGTGCGGCCACCAAAGTAAAAACTCATCACAAGCATACCCCATTGCCCAAGCAACTCGACATAGGCACCACGGGTTTCGTACTCAAAAATTGACGCAACAGCGAACGCGCTGTACGCAAACAACAAGAAGATCAGCACCATGGGTCGAATGTTCTTTGACAACCATGAGTCGCTGGCCATGTCGGCCTTGAGGCGCTCGGTCAGATTGTTCTGCTCAGTCTTGAAAAACTCCAGTTCTAATTCTTGGAGTTTGGCAGCGGCGGCAGGGTCGCCTGCGATTGCTTTAGCCACTTCTTCAACAGAATCTCTAACGCCGAGCTTGTTAGCAATAGCACTAACAGCAGCACCGCCCAAAGGGCCAGCAACGGCAGTAGCAAGAGCTGGAGCAACGCCTTTAAGCAATCCAGAAAGTAGGTCATTCATCGTCCTGTTCCTTTTTCGGTTTAAGTTGTGACTGTATCTTTTTTGTCTCTGCCAATGCCGCTTGCGCCGCCACGTTTGTTTTCTTCGATTCAATCAAGAGGATCGCCGAAATTGGGAGACAAATGAAACAAACGACTCCAAAGAAAACCATTCCCGTGATAGCCCACTGAGTAACGCGATCTGCATCATCATCCCCACCAGCACCAGCCATACGACCATTGCTCCCACGGCCCACATTGCTAGTTCGATTTTTAGATTGCGATGTCGCCATTCCCTTGCCCTTTTGTACCTAGCCTGCATGATCTGCTGTTGCCGGGCAAACTCTTGCTCTTCTTCAATTCTGCCGTACATTTCTAAAAACCGCGAATACAGATTTTTCAATTCTTTGGGCGCGTAGACCATGGTTTCCCTGATCTGCACGCCCAAGTATTCCATTTGCAATTCGACCTCTACGCGCTCAATTGCTTTCTTGGCATTGTTTTGGTCTGGATCGTAAACGCTCAATGACTCAAGTTCTAAGTCCCTGTAGTAGTTTGCGATTTTTTGCTGGATGTCGAAAAACTGCCCAAGGCGCTGGCTAACTTCATGCACCACGCGCATCTGAAGAATCTCTGGGTCTGGGTCTGCTTGTCGAGCACTTGCCTTTTTCTCCACCCTTGGGCTGGCTTGTACTTCGACAGTTGACTCAGGCTTTTGAACCTTGTCGCCAAATAGTTGCTCCCATAAAGAAAAAGCCCATTTCCATAGGCTTTCAAGGGTTCCATAGATTTCTTCAACTTGTCCCACAAGCCCTTCAGCTTGCTCACGAAACTCATCGACAGCCACTTGGCCCTCTTTGAGCATGTCGCAACCTTCTCTGATGAAAGAGACAGCACTTTGCGCCATGAGGAGAAGGCTAAACGGATCAATGTCACAACCCCAGTAACTTTTTCACAAAGTCAGCAGCAACACCCGGACCCAACAACACGGCAGCTATGACAGCGTATAGCAGATATTCGATCTTGGCCATGCGCTTGTCACCGTTGGTCAACTGACCATCGATGCGGTTGTAGCGCTCGGCGCAGATTGCCTCATGCACCGCGAGTTTTGTTTCCACCGAATCACTCATACAAGATGTTGATTGAACCAGCGTCAAAGGTGTCTGTGCCGTTGACTGTTGTGATGCGGATTTGCGTGAGCGTGTCTGACAATGTTTTAGAACCACACGATACTTGCGTTTGTGTATTGGTTACATCGGCAATGGCCCCTTGCATACACCAAGCATTAGAGCCAAGCAATGAAATAGTAAAATATCCTTGATATACAGCTGCGGCAGCTGTTGCGCCGCCAAACAAAACAAAACCAGCCGTACCGTTTTGAGTTGTTACTGTTGTTGATATTCGTGATGCACTTGATGAATAGCCAGTATTTTCAATACCACCAGAATCACCTATTTGAATTTGATATGCAGATGTTCCATTTGTCGATACTCCATTGAACATCACAGTAATACGCTTCACCCATGACGGGATAGAAGTGAAATCAATGCTTGTTCCGCTGGTTGAGGCAACCGCAGTGCCAGAAGAAATGCCGTTATACACAGCACCTGAGTTTGTTGTGACCCCTGCGGAGCCATTGATTACAACTGACATGATTAGCCCTCGTAAAGAATGTTGATGGAACCAGCGTCAAAGGTGTCTGTTCCGTTGATTGTTATTCTTAGAGCGGTTACTTCTGCACCAGCATCTACTTGGCCCGACACAACACTAAACACGGTATTTCCAGATGTTCTTGTGTTTGCACTAGCTTCCCAAATATTCCCCGTTATTTTTACGAGTGTCATAATTGACGATACAGTATCTGCTGCGACAGATGTGCGAGAAAAAGGAAATCCATCAGTAAATGCAGTTATTGCCGTTGTGTTTGCACTTCCAAGAGCAGCAGCAGATGCTGCATACCCTGAAGCAATATAAGTGGGCGTTCCTCCAGTTCCTAATTGGGCTCTGGCTGGATTTGTTGAGGACGTACTTACACCGTATAGCATAACAGTGATACGCTTTACCCATGATGGGATACCCGTGAAATCAATCGAAGTGACCGATGTGGACGCTTGAGCAGTTCCAGACTTCAACTGACCATAAGCGCCAGTAGAAGAAACAGTAAGCTGTGTAGTGCCGTTGCTTTGCAGTTCCAGCGTTCCACTGGTGTCTGCTGTCTGAACTAACCCAGACGAGGTTGATGCGTTAATGATCGTGGACATTATTGACCCTCGACAGGATTAGCTTGTTCAGCGGCAGCAGCTTCTGCGGCTTGTT